TTTCAGCTGATCTAAATGGTTTAAACATACTTTCACTTATAGATAATTCTCTAACATATGGTGTTAGATCACTACCATTTATACTGAGTTGTCTAATTCTTGCTTCGCCTGGATTTGGTAACATGTTATTACTCTAACAACTTAGTTCTTAAATCTTCAGCTATTTGTAGAGAATAATTAGTATCAATCAATCTTATTGTTTTATTAGCTTCATTTTTTTGCTTTTCATATTCATAATATGTTACAGCTGTCCAATATACGAATTCAGAATTAGATATATTTTCTACTATTGTATTTGCTGTTGAAAATATAGCAGATGTGTTAGAAGTTTCACCAACAATATAATAATTATTAGTAGTATAGCCACTTATATTTTTTATAATTACTGCGCTACTATTAGAAGTGATAACCTCTCCAGTACCATTTGATGTTTGATTATTTAAATTACTTTTTATATCTACTAATTCACCTACTGTAAAAGTATTTCCATTAGTATAATTATTAACATTTAATTTAATAATTTTATTAGTATTAATAATCCAATCTTCTTTTCTTCTTTCATATGAAATAACTTTTGTATTTACGCCATATATTGGAATAAAATATTTTCTATTTTCATACGGTAAATTATTTTCATAAAAACTACTGGTAATTTCTTCATCACTAGCAGCCCAATCAAGTTGATAATATTTTATTTTTTTAATACTTGTTTCATAACTGCCGTATTTTTCAATAATATAAGAATCAAAATCTTGTTCAGAAAGATACCATCCATAATATGGATCAATAATACCATTCTGTAACATAATAAGCCAATCATATGTAGGATCACTATAATAGTATTGAGCTACTTGATCTATTCTTAGATTATTTTCTATATCATAACTGTAAAATAAATTTGTTTTTCTTGTTTGGTTATCACCAATAGAAACTCTTCTGGTTATATCAACACATTCTTTATCATTATAAATTGTATTCGGAAATTTGTTAAAATAATTTTCCATTTATTTTATCTCACTATAAATCTAGGATCTTTACCATCCAATTTGCCGGGCAATTTATCTATCATTGGTTTTATTGGACCTGGATCTTGATATTTAAATGAATTATCAGGTCCAATTGGTCCAAGACCCGTTGGTCTACCTTTACTTCCATAATCTATTCCATCGCTATTTCTTAATTGATCTTCAGTAGGTATTGTTAGTTGATCATATAATCCACTAGCCAACCATTGGAATTCATCATACATTGTATAGAAAGTAAAAGTTACAGGTATTTTTAATAAATTATTTGTATCACCCCAATTAACTGGCATATCACCAATAGCTATAGGAAAAGCTTCTGTCATGACATACTTTCCAATTAAAATACCACTATCATTATACACATATAATTCTAATGTAGAAGCATAATTTTCTTTATAATCTACTATGAATAAATCATCTATAGTATTTCTAGCATCGTGTGTGAATATTGATTCTATCCAGAGTTTAAAAAAATCATAGTTTCGACGTTGATTATCATAATATAAGCTTAATGTTATATCTCTAAACATAACATTTACAGGACGTTTTTCTGCTGGTCCATAAGTATATCTTTGATATTGGTGTGTATTAAGTGCTAAACCTGGAATACTAGTAGAATAGCAAAAAAATTCTAAGTACTTAGAATGAGATATCATTTGTTGTAGAGCAGCATTTCTACGATTTGGTGCTATCCCAGTAAGAATTTGTGGAGGAGTTACTACTAGTCTAAACTTATTGTTTCTAGTTAAACCACCAGCGTCTTTTACTCTTGATGTAAATTCGTCTATATTAAATCCTGGCATTATAGTTTACTCATTGAATCTGACCATGCTCTTTCTTTAGTAGATTTGACAAATCTCTCAGTTGGCAACATGATAGCTTTATCCCAATCTAAAGGACTAACATACTTAAAACCAGATACAACATGACTATAAAGATATCTTTTTACACAAGGTTTAAAATATTTAAACCTACTGGCTCCGGTTAACATTTCATAATTTAATTGTAATTTTGTATTTTCATTTATACTATCATTATTTATAGTACTGTATAGACGATCCATAAGTACAGCTCTAATTTCAGGTGGAATATAGTGTAGATTTATTCCTAAAAATCCATCAGAATAAAAATTTATAGGAAACACCAAAGGAAATTTATCATAATATGGTAGTGTACTTTTGTTTTTTGGATCATACATAAACATATACATACTACCCATACTAGGAGAACCAGATACACCGGTTTTCATCATACTGGTTGTATTGACAATTTTTATATTTTGAGCCTGATCTCTAAACCATTCTCTAGAATCTATTATATCTTTATTAGATACTAGGCCTGTTTTATAACCTTGTTTTGCTAGCTTTTGAAAAATATATGCCATTAGTATTTTATGTTCAACTCTTTTTCTGTTAAAATAAGGAATTGCCAATTGCGTTCTTTGCAGAATTGTTCAGCAGCATGCCACTTAGAGCTATTTATTCCCCATGTCATAACTTCATTGATATATCTTTTAGTTCTTTTATTTTGTTTCTGAGGTTCTATAGTCTGTTTAAGAGGTTTTATTTCTATAACTAAAGTTTGATTCTTACCATCTTTTGTTTTTTTCTTTATATAGAAATCAGGAAAATATCGATGTATCCTATTATCTATTGGAGATCTATATGGTATAGAGAATTCTTCACTCCCCCATTCTATGATTTCAGGATGTGAATCTACATAAAGCATAAATTTAAGTTCCCACCCTGACCTATAAATAATATTAGTCGGGTCGCCCCTGTATTTGTGAGGATTTTTTGGTTTGAAGTAGCCTTGATGTAACATAAAGATATTTATAGGAAATAAAGATGCCATCTAATTTACAAACTAATCAATCTAATTCAACAGAAAATAGATCCGTGGGTTCAGCAGCACCTTTGACATCAAGACAATCATTGTCACCACAGGAAGTTATAGCACAAAATGCTGTTGACGCTGTTGGTCTTCAAAAATATCAATTTATATCAGATAATCCTAAGTTTTATATATGTATAGGTGTTCAAAAATATGCCAGAATAAATGCTATGCAAGTTGCAAAAGGAAATAGCTTAGCTCAAATTATCTTACCTATGCCAATGCAATTATCAGATACACAAGCTGTTGAATATACACCAACAGATTTAGGATTTACAGGAGCAATAGCTGTAGGAGCAGGAGCATCCGTTGCTAATTTTATATCTGGTAGAGATACTCGTATGGGTCCTGATAATGATCCGGAAGCGCCATATGCTTCTAATCTAGGAATGGCGGCTGGCGGTGCTTTGATGGGGTTATTGTCAGCAGTCGGAGGTAGTTTTGATGCAGCAACAGGTGCAAGTTTAGGACCTAATGCTTCAGCTATAACAGGTCTTTCGATAAACAATTTTCAAGTATTGTTATTAAGAGGACCAACATATAAAAGGCATGAATTTACGTGGAAACTTTCTCCTAAAAACCTTAGAGAATCAAGAAATTTAAAAAACATGGTAGCTGATATTAATAATTGGATGGCTCCTGGCATTGAATTTGGTGGTGCATTATTTAGTTTTCCAGCAGTATTTAATATAGAATTTTCTCATGATAACTTTTTATATACATTTAAACCAAGCGTATGTACTAGTTGTAGTGTAAACTATTATGGTTCTGGTATGCCTGCATTTCATAAAGATGGAGAACCAGAATCTATTATACTCAGAATGTCATTCTGGGAATTAGAATATTGGATAGCAGGTCAGCATGCTAGATGGGATGGCGCCAAGACACCTAACATGACTAATTTTACAATGACTGATGCTCTTAGACGTTTTTCTTTTCTTACTCCAAATGAGCAAAGAGAAACAATTGATGAACTTCAAAGATGAAATTCAAATACAGAATAATATAAATTAATTTTTAATTGGAGTAAATAATATGTCATTACCAAAAATAACTCATCCTACAAGTGATGTGACTATACCATCTAATAAGAAAAAAATAAGAATAAGACCATTACTAGTAAGAG